ATCCTCGGTAAAAATACAATTCAGTTCAATCTCCCTAAGGCTGTCGCTGAAGACAAAGGTAAGACCTTCTTCAAATCAAAACTCATGCTTGTGACCACTAACATGCAAGACACGACCCTCGACACCCTTAAATTTGGCTTTTCTGACGCGACCGCTTTCAAACGCCGCCGCGATCTAGTTGTAGAAGTTATTAACGATGGTACTGGTTTCGACCCTACTAAGCTTGGCTCCCCCGCTCAGTTCGATTCCACTATCTTCCACATTAAATCCTACAATTGGACTCACAAAACCCAACTCGATGACCATGGTACTGTCAAAGGTTATGAAGGCTTTAACCAGATTATTGCAATGTTAGCTGACCGTTACTTCGCTTACTTCCAACAATCCCTTGAATCCGCCGCATCCCTTGACTTTGCCACTCTCTACGCTGTTGACCAAGTTACTATGGATGAATTTGATGACTTAAATAATGCAATGTTTGTTCCCAAAGACCTTCGCATGCCCACAAGCACATCATCAACATCATCCACAACAACCACCACTACGACTGACCCTGAAATTTTCAAAAGCGATATGTACCGTTTTCGCTCAGAACCCATTGATGAAGTTGTAGAAGACCCTAGGTTCCCTGGACCTCCACTTCGACTTCAAAGCTCCTCAGAGCAAACATTCAACTCTCGTAATGGTCCTCCTCGTACACAGCCCGCCCCTAATGCCCCTTTGCCTCCTCCATTCGGCTTTGGTGGTGGAAATAGAGACCCCCCTGGTCCCACTGGCCCTCCGATTCCGCCAGATCCCCTCCCTCCCCATACGAATCGTCCTCCCCCAGCACTTTCACAATGCCAAATCTGTCTCAATTGGTATACTTCTGCTTCGCTTGATTCTCATATCAAGACTGCCCACCCTTGGAAAGCAAAAGATGTCATGATGGTAGTTGGAGGAATAATTGCATCGCTACTGTTACTTTTCTTAGTAGCGTCAATTGTCATCTCCTTCCTTCGTGAAATTGTTAGACCATTTTGCTGGACCCTCAAGCTTTTTGGTCTTATGTCCCAAGAGAAATACGATCTTTATTTCTCAGATTCAGGTGACAAGCATCAAGCTAGTCTTCGTGAACATTATCTCCGCCGTATCCGACATATGAAATCTAATTTTGACCCCAACGTTGTAGAACGTGAAAATTTAGATACAATTAAGGATAAAGAAGGAATAATGCACATTAAGATTGGCAATGATGAAGAGATCAGCGTCCCCAAAACTGATCTCGATTTCTCGTCGAATGGTGGTCTACAGTCCCTAGTAGGCCTTGAGAAACGTTGCGCTCGTAATATTGCCCTGTGTGAATTTAAGCGCCCCAACACTATCCCATTCTACGGTTACATCTTTTTCGTCAAGAAACGTATTGCTTATATGCCTCGGCATTTTCTCAATTTTAGTTTCACCGCAATTAGCGTCAAGGATGTAGCTCACAAATCATGCACCACTGCAACAACCATCCCATTCAGTCAAATTACCTTCTCTGGCCAAGATGAGAAAAACACGTATACTAACTTCGGAGACCGTGACATGGTTCTCATGCACCTCCCCGATGTTGCCGAACGCGCAGATCTCACTCGCCATCTCAGACCTCAACGAGAAGCAAGAAAGTTAATTGGCTCATATGGGATGGAGCGACTTGAAGTTGACATTGATGACGAAAAAGATACCTTATTTTTAACTCGCACCGTAACCACTGCTCCCCTAGATTACGTCGAGAAAGAAATTGAAGTTAACACTGATCTCGTCAAAATGTCCCAGTATTACATGACTCAAATGTCCGCAGCAAATGGCCACTGTTCTTTGCCTTGCCTTTCAACAAATGATCATGTTTCACTCAAACTTATTGGTTGTCACGTGTCTTCCAACGCAACAACCGATCAAATCTCCCTTATATGTCCCATTTTTAAGGAAGATGTCGCAGCATTTGAAAAAGAACTAGCAGTTACCCAGCAGTTCAAATCAGATGTGTTCATTGACATGAGAATGCCTGAATTCCCCCCCGCCCTTAGAACCGAGTTTACTAATTTAGATGAGTTTTCATCATGTGGCACTCGCATGATGGCTATTGCTGAAACTAATGTCCCTGTGTTTCAAAATAGAAAAACTCTCCTAGTTCCGACTGATATTCAAAATGGAATAAAGCTCCCAGAGCCCATTCCACCGCCCTTTCCCACTAATCGAGCGCCTGCCGCTCTTACTGAGAAAGCTCAAAAGAATTCCTTTCGCCAACTAGATGGTCGCGATCATAACACTGACTTTACAATTGTAGCTGATTATAGGTGTTGGACAGGTATCTTTACGTCTGCTCTTAAACGTAAGCCTGAACTCCTAACACTAGAAGAAGCTGTATTTGGAAAGTTAGAATATGAGAACTTCCATAAACTCGATTTTAACACCTCCATGGGTTATCCTTGGTCACAACGTGGCTTTAAATCTCGCGATGTTTTTAAAGCCGATCAGCCCAAATCGAACGTAATGATCAACGAACCCGAATGGTATACATTTATCCGTAAATGGGATTATCGCAAAGAACTTGTCTGGCCCGTAGGCTTGAAATTCGAGAAGCCCCGTATCGAAGATTTTCAAGCTGAGTCAGCCGAACCAGGCAACTGGATCCACCCTGACTTTCAATGGCAAGTTTACACCCGTTTTTGGTATGCCCTCCAAGGCATAGACATCCTGACCCCTTTTATGGCATGTCTTAAAGACGAGGATCGACCCCTGTCCCGTGTCATCCTCGAGTATACCCGCGCAATCTTCCCAGGCCCTAAGGAACATTGCGTCTTTTGTAGAATGATACTTGGCTATTTCATGTCCGATCTCGATCGTACACAGTCCTCCGATTCAGCCGTCGGTATCAATTGCTACTCCAACCAATGGCACATAATGTACAACCGCCTCCGTTCTCGCGGTACAAAGTGTGCCTCTCATGATGTTAAAGGATGGGATCTCCGATATCCAGTCATCAAACAAGCAGTCATGTTCCCTGAGATACAACAAAGATTTTATAGCCTAGCTACATTTTTTAGACGTCTCACTCAATCTGCACTGAATTCAACCTTTCGCATCCTTCTTATATGGAAAGGTAAAGTTTACTTACTCATCATCATGCCCTCCGGCTCGCTTATTACTTGTTTGTTTAATACCATCGAAAACTCTGTCGAACACCGCTCCTGCTGGTACACTCTTACAGACCAAGATTTTGATGCTTTTAATGAACTTAAAGTATTTGGTGATGACTCACTACTTGTTTTTGACGATTCAATATCAGATTGGTGGAATGCCGAGATTGTCGCGTTTCTTCGAAATGCCCTTTTCAATCACGAATGCACCAATCAAGATAAATCAGATGAACTCTCCCCTTGGATACACCTCGATTCCGCAGTTTTCCTGCAGCGTGGTTTCCGTTTCGTTAATGGTACGACCCAGTGTCCATTATCTCTTGAATCCATTTATGCAGCAATGCAATGGATCAAGACTCCCACTGACAAAACACTCTCTCAACAGTTCGCTGTTAATTGTCACTGGGCCTTACGTGAACTTGCGTTGCATGGCCAACCCCGTTTCGAAGCATCCAAAATAATTATAAATAAGTTTCTAGCCCACCATGGAAACCATTTTCAATTTCAGGAGAATTATTCTGAGATATTAGCTGGTGTCACTACCTCCAATAGTGGCCCAATGTTGAATCTTAACTCCTTCTTTTAAGATGTTTGTCGTGCTGCCCAGCACGTTTCCTCTCAGCAGGCCGATAGCGTAAACATGGCACGTGCCTCGAGCGCAATCTCGAGTTAGCGGGCGATCGCAAGCCCAAGTTACTAGTTTGATCCCAAGGGACCGACTCCGATGAGTTCCCCATAGCAGCTAGTGTAACTGTCGGTTCAGTTAGGTCATTTAATTGTCCGTTATGACCTTTAACTTCTATTGGACAGCACAACAAACATCCACATCAACAGTAGAGGCAGCTACTTCACCCAACTCTCTGCCTGAAACCCCAACGAACACGTCTCAACAAGGACTCACCGTGCCCGTTGAAGAATCCGAAGTGGTCTCGCAAACCACACCGCTTAATCCTGAGTCCGAAATTCTCGTCCCTTACCCGACCAGCGTCCCTACCCAAGTTGTTGAAAAGCAGTACTTGCTAGCAACATTAACTTGGACTTCCGGCTGGGCGGGTACGTCCATGGTATTCCCCGCAGCGTTCAAGAACATTACGGCGATCACTAACGTAATGAAAAAGTTCAAGTTTTTCCGTGCCGACGTTGAGATTCAGATTAAACTCAATTCTACACCTTACCATCAAGGTTGCCTTATGGTTAGCTGGTTGAGTAATTATCCGAATGCATCAGCAGGATCAATATTGGCTGCCCCTTTGCCATTAACTCCGTCATCCGCAAACGTCGATCTCTGGTTGATTTCAGGAATGAACCCTATTATCCTGACAGCATCCACAGAAACTTCTTGTACTTTTACAATCCCTTGGACCTCACCTCGTGAGTATTTGAACTATGAAGATTATGGCTTCACCAATTCAGGCTGTATAGGTGCATTTTTCATTCGTGAATTAAGTGCCTTGACCACAACAACAGCTTCCATGCCAACTTCATTGCCCGTCCTAGTTTACGCTAGGTTCAAGAACTTTAAAGCCCACGGCTTCATTTCCAATTCCCACCGTCCTAATAAGGAAGCGGAAAAGAAGTCATTGAACCTAGACGCAAAGTCAGCTGTTTCCACTGTTTCAAAGATTGCGCGTAAGTTGCCAGTAATTGGTGGCGCCTATTCTTTAATAGCAGACCTGGTTAACGAGTTCGCAGGCGATCTATCTAAGCCAACGTATGTCACAGCGGCGGCCCCACAGATCGTAACCTACAATCCAGACACAGCAACAGCTGAGGGCGTCAACTACGCACAAACCGTGTCGTTGTACCCTAATCCTTACCTCAAACAGACCCCTTTGTATCGAGGTATGATCACGTCCCACATATCATTAGCCAAATTGGCCCAGATCCCTATGTTGTATGGTTATGGAATATTGTCCTATGCTAATTCCAGCCTTTCAACTCAGGTCGCTCCACAGATCTTAAATTTGGTTAATGGTGTTACAACACCCCTTGGAGACTGGCTCTCTGAGATCTCCCTTGCTGCTCGTTTTTGGCGTGGGGGAATTAAGTTCACGATACATTTCTGCCTTCCGGCGTTTTATTCTTTTCGTGTTCAAATTTCCCTCACAAATCAAACGGGCAGCGTTGTTGATTATGGCGACCTCGCGTCCAAAGTTATTGACGTTAAAGGTGACACTTGGGTTGACGTTTATGTCCCTTATGAGTACACGACTTATTGGCGTGATGCCATTTATGAATCATCACGTCAAGAAGCACCTACCCTTAGTGTCCGTTTAATTACTCCTGTAGTTGGCAGTTCTGCTCCTTCAAGTCCTGTTATCTATGTCAATTTTTGGCGCGCGGGCGCTGAAGACACCCAGTTTTCAATGCTGCGCGGAGTACGTGCCGGTTCAGCCATGCGCGAAAAGCTGAAAACGACTACTTTCAAGTCTAATTGTGATATCATGTCCCACTTTGCCAAGCCTTGCCCAGGCTTAGTGGCAGGCGTGATTCGAACTGAAGAAATGGGTGACACCCAAGTCGAAGAAATACGCACTGTCTCTGATTGCATTAAAC